CTCGTATTTACTTGGTAAACTCCAGCATGTGTAATAGTCGCTGTTCCTCCAGAAAATGTAACATCCTGATTGAATATATATTCAGATGAAATATCTATGTCATCAAACACTACTTGTGTCCAAGTAGATGCGGAGGATACGGTTTGATCAGCACTTAATGATACTCTCCATGCAGGCATTATAGTACTTTGCAAAGGTTGAGTTACAGTCACATTACCAGAAGTATCAATGCTCATTGCATCTGTGCTGTTGGTATGTTGCGCTTTGTTAAACTTTAAAATGCTTGCCATCTATATCACCGTTAATGCGCCATTGATTGTAATGGACACTCCAGAGTCTACGCTGATAGGACCAATCAATAATCCATTAGTGTTTGAGTCAATTGTTAGATTTCCTTTTACAGAATTACTTGATGTTTTTATCGCGACACCAAATGTGGTTGCAGCACTATCTCCCATAGTCAATTTACCTGACGGAAAGTTAACATCGCTAGCAATTGTAATTTTAGATGCCGTTGGACCTTTTTCTATTCTGTCAATTCTAATAGTGCTTGTCATAACTTATCCTATGCGTATGGACTTGTGCCGAGAAGATCAGAATCCCATGCTGCTTTCAATTCATCAATAGTAGATGCATCTGTAATAGCACTAGCTGCGGGTGCATCTCTCAACGCGGTTTTTTTATTTACTGAAGCAGTCTTTGCTGATGCATCGTCAGCTTCTAGAGCTTTCATGTAAACTACATCTTCAGCTTTCAATAATTCTTCTCTTACTTCTCGAAGCTTGTTCTTAAATAAATTTTTTGCTTCTGCCATATCTTCAGAAATGACCGATCCACTCAAGGACCATGCATTTCGAAAGTGACGATCAGCCGGAATACTAGTTGCATCGGATTGATCAATAGTATTACCGTCTTTATCAGTAATATTAATAGTAGCCATTTTGTATCTCCTATGCTACGTTAAGTTCTTCAGAAATGCGCCATGCATTTCTCCAAGTTCTATGCGATGGTAACTGTTCTTTTTTGCAAATTACCATTTTAGGTCTGTTACCGTTATTCCAGTTTTTCCACACTTCCTGTGGTAGATCCTTCATAATCAAATATTCAATTGCTTCTTTCTCTGTCATCGGATCCATGGGTTTTGTTTCATGCAAAAGATGACCTCTCGTATGTTTCTTAAAATCTGCTTTTGCTTCATCTGCCGCCAGTTCATGATAAACCCATACTGGCGGAAGAATACCACCGTGCATTGCGCACGCCATCCAGTTAGGATCTGGTGTCATGACTGATACTGGCCTATCAGGATCACGTTCATACACAATTCTGTAGTCAGTCTGAACAGGCTCAAGGTTTTCCTTGGCCCAACATAATCTATCAAACAATTTATAGTCACTTAGTTTCATGCTAAATCTCCCCAACATCCCATTGCATGCGCCGCATCGGCCACACTAAAAGACGAGTTCATACATTCAATATCCATAACAGATGTAGATGACTCTGCTGTTTTTATTCTAACAACATCTGCATATCCCAAAACAGTTCCTGAGCAATATTCCTGGGCTAAGTTTCTTGCCAAGTTGTTTGTTAAATTATATTTGTAGTCTCCAGTTCCTTCATCTACACCGCTAGTAATATTAATTGATGAATTCGAATATATAGCTGCAGCGTCATCAGCTGCTACTTTTGCTTTAACAGTGCCTTCAACAACGTACTCTGTCGGAACAGAACCTGCAGAATTATGCTCAATAAAGTTAGCTCTGATCTTACCATAACTCATGCTAAGTCACCCCATCCAGCGATATTCAAATCATCATGGTCGTCTGCAGTGGCCGAGCCGGTAACTCCTCTAGTTGAGACTTTTGTTGTGCTTCTACCCGGATTGGCACCGCTACCACCCCAATCTAAACTATCTAACTGCGCGTAACCTGAGCTAGTGTTACCGCCGGTACCACACGCCTGTGCCGACCAAATAGTATTAGCAAATGCATTTGTTGTATTAAACCGGTGGTAACCAGTCGAGTTATCTTCAAGTGAAGAAATGTTTAGTGAACCATAAATGTCATTTCCAGTATTGGTATCTGCAGTAGCATACATCTTTGCAAGACCTTGACGAATTGTCATGGTCGTTGCACCATCCTCAACAGTAACTGTATTCTTATTTGAATAGCCGGTTAACTTATCTGTTTTTATCTCACTCATGCCAAATCTCCTGCAACCATACTTGCAGCGTAATTTAGATCTCTATTAGCATTAGTATTCATGACCCGACAGTTGATACTAAAAGATGTACTGGTATGTACCTGAGCAGTAGATGCTCTTCCTTCTACGCCATAGGTACCACCGCTTTCGCTTTGAGGCTGGCCAGAACCCGCAACTGCATAATCAGCACCACTCATATTATTAGTAAAAAACTTTTGTGTTTGACCGGTCAGAACATCTGTCGTAGAAGATTGATTAAAACTCGAAACGGACGGGTGTCCTGTCGAATCTTGGTCAACTTCAGAAAACATTTTTAAAGCCGCCTGCTTTGTGAACGCAATAGGTCCACCATTAGTGTGTTCAATAGAATTTGCTCTTAGTGTACTCATATCGTTGTCAAGGTGCCTCCACTTAATACTGTCAATATTACACCGGAATCTACAGTCATAGGTCCAATCATCATTGCATTTGAATTACTATCTATTGTTACGTTTGCAGTAATAGTCTTTGCGGTCACGTGAATTGGTTCGGTTACAATTGTTTTGGTATTAACAGTAGAAAATTTACCAGCAGTAATAGTACTGCCGGTAGCATTAATTGTACCAGATAATTGTCCACCTAGCGTAATGTCACCACTACTATCCAATGTGATAGAAGCCGTGCCCCTATCAGGATACTCTAATTTTTTTACACCAATTGTACTCATGCTAAATCTCCTGCAATCTGACACCATGCTGCAGTGCCAGCATCATTAGTCACTGTGGCAGAATGACAATAATAGCCGAACTGTGATGTGCTATATGCATCAGCATTATCACAGTGCATACCGAAGTCGTCATTGTAACCGCTGCCGTCTTTTTGAGTACAAGTAGCGGAATATACAGAATTATTCATATTGTTAGTAAATGTTACTGTAGTCCTGCCTGTGCCATCATCCGTTGAGCTAGCGCAATTATAACTATCAAGAATAGCTTGTGTACCAGCCTGAACAATACTACTCCAATGTTTTATCGAACCAGCAGTAAGATTGACTTTGCCATATGATCCACCTTCACTAGTACCAAATAATAGACCTGTGTGATATAATCTAAGATTGATATTGTTGCTGTCAGTTGTAAAATATACATCACCATTGTTGTAATTTGCAATATTCGTGTGGCCAGCGTTAGACATGCCAATGGTGATTCGCTGATTCAGCTCATCAACAAGCATTAACGGTGCATTTTCATTCCTTGCAGTACTGCCGTAAGCCGTAATGCCGGCATTTGCCATAAGCTTACCAGCGAACGTAGAAGAATCCGTAGATGCCGACACAATCTTTTGGTCAAACGTAATCACGCCAGCAGTATTAACTGTTAGAGCGTTTGTGCCATTCAAGTGTTTTATCTTTTTTACGCCAATTGCACTAGTCATTAGAATACCATAAACGTTCCATTGATTGTTATTGTTACGCCAGAATCTACATCAATTGGTCCTACGACCATAGCGTTTTCGTTTGAGTCTACCGTCACATTAGAAGAAACCGAGTTAGGATTAAACTTAAATCGACTATCCACAATTCCTATTACTGAAGCAGAATCTGCACCGCCACCGGCAGACCTTGCACCGACATAATCAGAGTCAACTAGATTTGTAATTGCTCGTCTAATCTTCACGTTACCGGGCTTAGATATACGAGCTTCTAAATTATTCTCAAGCTCATCAATAGCTGGTACACTTATATTTCCACCTTTAATTTTTGTTGCCATTATGCGCTAGTCCTAATTGCTCTAAGCTTTACACTAGTATTTGTATAAGTCGGTGTGAATTTTAATCTTACTAAACTTCCACTAATATCTGCATCAAATGAACCTAGATTCGAATCAAGCAACAGTTGAGCATACGTAGTCATAGCAACAGTTGTTCCATTATGTGTAAGTAATATCTCTTCACTATGGTATTTATTATCAGAATCATGTTCAATCTGCGCTATATATTTCGTAGTCCTATATAAAGTTTT